GGACCCTCTCAGTTTTTTCCGATTTTCGAGTTTGGTTCGGCTGCTCGCCGAATCAATCGACACCACTAGAAACACCAAAAAATGAGCAAAACAGACGAGATTTTTAAGGCGCAACAGGAGCGCGGCGACCTGATTCAGGCGTCTCTGGTCCATGCGGGCCACATTGGTCGGTTGGATGAAAATTTGATTGAAGTGGCCGGCTGTTTGTCGGTCGAAGTGGAACAGTTGCAAAGCATCGTAAACGCCTGTGGCTTCACTTTTGTAGACGGAAACGGCAACGTTCGCCCACGTCCAGAAGTGAAGATGTTGCAGGAATCGCGTTCCAAACTGATTGTGGCGTTGAAGGAACTAGGCATGACCCCAGCAGCGCGGCGCCGATTGGAAGTTGATGTACAAACAGACGATCCATTGGATGAACTGCGCGCACGATTGGACTGATCACCCAGCGCATCAATGGGCGGTGGACGTCACATTGGGCAAACGCGTGGCGGGGCGCTGGGTGCAGTTGGCATGCCGGCGATATTTGAACGATTTGGATGAGGCGGACAATGGGCCATGGGAGTTTCGGCCTAACATTGCACAGGCGTGGTGCGATTTCTTCCCAGCGGTGTTGAAGGTGTTCAAAGGCCCAAAGGCAGGCGAGCCATTTGAACTGATGGAGTGGCAAAAATTCGTGGTTTGGAACGTTTTCGGATGGTTCAACCGCGAAACGGGAACGCGTCGGTTTCGCTACGCCTTTGTTTTGATCAGCCGAAAAAACGGCAAAACGGTGTTCGCGGCGGCGCTGGCGATTGCAATGGCCATTTTTGACGACGAAAACAGCCCCGATTGTTACTTTTTGGCCACAAAAAAGGACCAGGCTGAGGAGGCGTACCGATCGGTGTTCGAATTTGCCAAACGTTCATTGACGGTGCGCAAGTATGCCAACGTCAAATTGCGCGGGGGAAGGACCAAAAACGGCGGGAAAATTGGCTATTTGGGCAGCAACAAAGACACGTTGGATGGTCTTGACACGCATTTTGGCTGCATCGACGAATACCACGCGCACCCCAATGACAGCGTTTACAACGTCATCAAGTCGTCAATGGGCGCGCGTCCCAACGGCCTACATTTCACCATTTCAACCGAGGGATTCAACCCAGGTGGCCCGATGGACGAACTGAAAAGGCATTGCCGCGCGGTGTTGGAAGGCGCGCGCACCGACGATGCGCAATTTGCCCTGATGTTTGAGATGGATGAAAGCGACGATTGGAAGGACGAAAACGCCTGGGCAAAGGCGAATCCATCCGTTGGCATCTCACCCACCTGGCAATACATGCGGGAACAGTTTACCCAGGCGCTGTCGATGGGGGGAAGTACGGAGGTGGAGTTCAAAACCAAACACCTGAACTTGCAAGTGGCTGCATCGGAAACGTGGATTCAGGACGAATTGTGGATGGCAGGCGCCAGCGACCGGCAATTTGACGCGCGTTTGCCTATTTGGGCGGGTTTGGACCTGGCGTCGGTCTCTGATTTGACGGCGTTGGTGTTGGTGCAGCCGCAGGACGGCGGGTATGTGGTGCGTGGCCACTACTTTTTGCCAGGCGACACGATGCGGGAGATGAAGCAAAGGGGCGGCAATCCATACGCGACATTTGAAAAGTTGCCCAATGTGCATGTCACCGACGGCAACGTGACTGACTACGACGAAATCAGGCGCGTCATCAGTGGCGTCATGATGACGGCCAACGGCGTCGAAGTGGATGCCGGCGCGCTGATTCGCAAATACAAATTGCAGAAAGTGGCATTCGACAGGTTCAACGCCACGCAAATCGGCATCGACCTGGTGGCCGACAAAGTACCCATTGCGCCATTTGGTCAGGGGTTTGTATCGTTGTCACCACCCACCAAGCAAGTGGAGATATTGGCGCGGCAGGGCAAAATTTGGCACGATGGCGACCCGGTGTTGCGTTGGGCGTTGTCCAATGTCGAGTTGCGGACCGATCCCGCGGGCAACATCAAAGTGGACAAAGGCAAATCATCGGGCAAGATTGACCCAGTGGTGGCGATGATCATGGCGATCGGCGAACATTTGAAGGACAGTGCCAACGCGAAGCCAGTGCCAAAACGGGTGTGGGCGTTTTAGGTAAATTTGGGCCATGGCAAACAGAATTCAAAGGGCCATTCAACGCGCATTGGGAGTGGAGGAACGCGCGCACCCTGGCAAATACAACACGTCACCGACGGCGCAATCATTTATGGTGGATGCGCGCACGTTGTCCAACGTTCGTGTGACTGACCACAGCGCAAAGGGCATTTCGGCGGCATACGCATGCGTGAATTTGATTTCGCGCACGATGGCGTCGTTGCACCTGGCGTTGTACACCCAGCGCGGGCGCAACAGGGTGATGGCGGAACACCCATTGCAACGGCTGATCCAAAAACGCCCCAACAGTTACGAAACGGCGTTTGAGTTTTGGCAAACAGCATACGCGAACGCGGTGTGGCGTGGCGTGGGGTTGGTGTACCTGGAGACGGGAACAGCGGGCGAAGTGGTGGCCATGCACGTCCTGCACAATGACGATTGCACGTTACGGGTGGAGGGAACGGATCGGTATTACCTGCATCCTAAGTTGGGAAAGATTGCGCAGGATGAGATATTAGAAATTCCATCGTTGTGGCGTGAATCGCCAATCGTGACCCATGCGGAAAATATGGGGTTGTCGGTGTCTCTGATGCGCATGGGGGCGAAGTACACCGGCGATGGCGGGCAGGTGTCTGGTATCGTTTCCCCAGATACGCCCATTGATGACGAGACGGCGGAAAACATCATGAAGGATGTGCGGCAGCAAAAACAAAACGGCGCCACCACGTTGTTCATGCCGTTTGGTACGCGGTTTTCGCGCGTGGGCATCACAGCGGAGGAAGCACAATTCCTGGAATCGCGGAAATTCCAAAACACGGAGGTTTGCCGCATTTTCGGCGTTCCCCCGGCGTTGGTGCATATCGACAGTCAAGTCAAGTACAGCAACTTTGAACAACAACAGTTGATGTTTGGCCAACACACCATCATGCCTTGGTGTGAGTTGGGCGAACAGGCGATGTGGGGAACGCTGCTGTTGCCATCGGAGCAGGACAGGTATTTCTTCAACTACGATTTGTCATCGTTGTACAAAGCGGACATGAAGTCGCAGGCGGACTACATCGACAAGATGATCAAGTCCACAGTGTTGACGCCCAACGAGGGGCGCGCCAAACTGGGTTTGAATCCCGTTTCGGGGGGTGATGTACATTTGTTGCAATCGAACCTGATCGCGTTGGACTATTTGGAGGATTTTTCAAAGAAAATATCGGCACCTGAACCGCAGCCAGCACCCGCCCCAGCGGAACTGCAACAGGAGGAGCCAGCCGACGAAGTGGACGACGAATCAAACGAGTCAGAAAATGGAGAAGAAAACGAATAAGTTGGCGGAGCAAATCCGCAGCAGGCACGGCGACGATGCCGAATTGCGATCCGTTGAAATTCGCGAAGCATACGAGAGCGACGGCGGGGAAATGATTGTGGAGGGATACGCGGCAGTGTACAACCAATCAACGACCATTCGCGATTGGATGGGGGAATACAACGAAGTCATTGCGCCCGGATCGTTTGAAGGTGCGGACATGGCTGACGTTCGTTTGTTGGTCAATCATGACGATACGCCATTTGCGCGCACGACAAATGGAACGTTGCAGTTGACGCCCGACGACACGGGGTTGAAGGTCCGCGCGTCCATCGTCCCCACGACAGCGGGCAGGGATTTGTATGCGATGGTGAAGCGTGGCGATTTGTCGCAAATGTCATTCGCATTTACCACCAAGCGTGAACAGTGGGACGACGCCAAACAGGAACGGACGATCCTAGAATTCGATAAAATATACGATGCGGCGGTGGTGACATACCCAGCGTATGAAGGAACCAGCATCGTGGCGCGCAGCAAGTTTGCGAACGTGGAGGCACCGGCGGAGGAACGGAAGGAAGTTAAACAGGAAACGCAGGAACAGCGGGAGCAAACGCCCAACGTTCCTGATTTGAGTGAAGCAAAAACAGATAATTCAGAAGGCCGTAAATTGGCCGAAAATCTAAACCCCGAAAACATGTCACTACGGCAAATGCAGGACGAGCGCGCGAAGGCGTTCGCAGAGTTTGAAGGTCTCGTTCAGCGGGCCGACAATGAGGGCCGCGCCCTGAATGAAGCGGAGGAGCAACGTTACGAGTTCCTGCGTTCAGAGGTATCCCGGTTGGACGACAAAATCAAGCGCCAAAAGGATTTGGACACGATGAGTGCGCGCGCCAATGGATGGGGTGCAGAGCCATCGCGGGCCGAGGCGCGTGAAATTTCTAAGGTGTCGGACAAATTCAGCATGGGCCGCGCATTCGAGCGGGCAGTGGCTGGCCGTCCTTTGGAAGGCGCGGAAGCGGAATTCCAACAGGAGGCGCGGCAGGAAGCCGGCAAATACGGCGTTTCGTTGGCTGGTGATGTGTCAATTCCTGAAAAGGTATTGCGTCACGCCAAGAACTTCCGCGCAGGTAGTGCGGACAACTTCCAAGCGGGCAGCGGTGACGGATCTGGATTTGTTCCAACAAACGTTCCTGGCTTCATTGAGGGATTGTACGCCCCATCTGTTTTGGAGCAGGCAGGCGCAACCATCATTGAAGGCGCAACAGCCAACCTAAAGTTCCCACGCACATCGGTTGCACCGGTTCCATCAACAGGCACCGACACCACAGCGGTCAAGGATGAATATGATGGCGTCGACGAGGGCGTAGCATTCCAGACATCCGGCATGGAGTTGGATGAACTTACCATGTCGCCAAAGCAGGCCGGTTTTTACACCGACCACACCAAATTGTTGTTGTTGCAAGGCGGTGACGGCGTGGCCAACTTCATCACCCAGGAATTGTACCGTGGCATGATGAACCGCATGGACGAGGCGGCATTGGCCACCTTTGCAGCGGCAACCATCAACGAGCAGACCAGCGGCGACACGGCGTTGGATGCGGCGTTGGTAAATGCCATGATTTCGCGCGTGATGGGACAGAAGGCGGACCATGAAAATGGTGTGTTCATCTTGTCACCAAACGCGTGGAACCTTGCCCAATCGGAAACGTTGGTCACTGCGGTCAGCGCGTTGTATGATGGAAACACCATCAACGGACGGCGCGCCATTGCCACAGCGAATTTGGCCGATGGCACATTGGCAAACGGAACCACCGTTGGGGGCCAAGCGCTGTTTGGCAACTTCCAACAAGGAACCATCCTTGCTTACTTTGGAGGCATTGACATTGAATTTGACCGATCAACACTTAGCACCAAAGCGATGGTGCGCGTAGTGATGCATCGGTACTATGACTTCGCGATTCGCCAGGCGGGTGCAATCTGCAAGGCAAACGCGTTGACGTGATCATTGGTTGTGATCTCATTGTTTTGGTTGGGAAACGGGGCATTTCGCCCCGTTTTTCTTTGCCGTAAATTCGGGGCATGACGATACAATTTGCAGGCGGTGCGACATTGGACGACTTTTTGACCGTTGACGAGTTGCAGGAATGGCTACGCGTGGATAGCGAGGATGACGCGTCGGTGATTGGTGATATACGCAATCAGGCGTTGGCGTGGGTGGAATGGTATTGCCGATTGCCGATTGGCGTTCAAAACGTCACCGTATACCTGGACAACTGGGATGCCGTCCAACTGCGTTTGCGCTACGCCAAAACCATCACAGAGGTGGCATACATTGCCGTGGGTGAGTCGACATACACCACACTGTCAACGGACAATTGGCGCGCGGATTTGGCGTCGCAACGTCCGCGCATCTCGTTCGTGTCGCCACCGGCATACGCGACGGACCAGTACAACCCGGTGCGGGTGACGATGACGGCGGGGTGTACATCGGCTGAATTTCCTGCGGCATTGAAGGGGGCGGCGAAGAACTACGCGGCACACATTTACGAGAACAGGGAAGCGGTGGGCGCTGGCAACTTGAAGGAAACGCCCATGGGACTGTTGTACCAAGTGAGTCAATTTCGGACGATATGAGAGCGGGGAGATTGGATCGGCGCATTACGATTGAACGGGTGACGGAGACGGTGAACGCCTACGGCGAACGCGAACGCACCTGGGCATCGGCGGGGAAGTTGTGGGCGGCGCTGGATATGAAGCAAACGAAAATCAAAGAGACGGAGGTGGGCGCGCAACTTCTGCCGATGTCGGAAATTGTTTGGCGGGTGCGTCACAGCCAGTTCACCCAGGACATCACCGAAAAGGACCGCATTGTGTGGCGCGGTCGTAGCTACGACATTTTGGGCATTCACATGATGGGCAGGGGTGACGACGTAATGATCACAACTAAATTGCGAGATACGAATGGCTAGCAAGCAAGGATATATCCACTATTCGCGCACCGCAAAGGTGGAGTACCTGGCAGGCCGTGGCATCACCATGCCCGACCTGGACAAGGTGGAAAAGAAATTCAAGGAGTTCGGCGCCAACTTCAAAAAGTCGAAGGAACTGGAGGACCTGCATGAGGAGGTGGCCCGAATGTTTGTCCGTCATATCCGTTCGCAGATTAAGCCTAGCCCAGTGACGGCGCGGGTGCGACGCAAAAAGGCGGGCGGTCCTGGCTACGACATCGAACCAGGCACCATGCGCCGATCCGTTTGGCATTTCAAACTGGACGACAGGTACAACACCTATTTTGCTGGTCCGCGCGTAGGCCGGAAGGTGCCATGGCGGAAAGATGGTTGGTTTGCCAACATCGTCGAAGGTGGCGACATGTATTTCAACCAGCAGGCCAGGGGCGCCAGCGCCAACCCCAAAAACAAACGCCCATCGCGTCCAAAAATGGGCATGCGCAACAAAGGGGCCATAGCGCGTGGCATCAAAGCGGGCATCCCATCGGCTGAAAAACGATTGACCAAAGGATACCAAGACATTATTGAGTTGTACGCATTGAAGGCATCAAGGAAATGATTGGCAAGGCGATATATGCGTTGATTATCGACACTGATAACGGCGTCGGTGATACCATTGGGACACGTTGCTACCCAATGACAGCGCCCCAGGGGGCGGAGTACCCATGTGTGACCTACGAACCATCGCCACCGCAACCGAGCGACACCAAGCACGGACCATCCACACTGGACGTGCAGCCCACGGAGGTGGTGATATATTCACGCAAGTTCAGCGAAGCGGAAGACATTGCATCCACGTTGCGCGCGATGTTCGACAGGTATTCGGGAACAGTGGCCACGGTGCCGATCCAATCGGTGCAGTTCCAAAATCAGTCGTATGAACATTACCCGGAAATTGAGTTGTACGCCATCGTGCAACAATATCAATTCCGTTTGCCGCGCGATTTGTCGGTGGTGATTACGGGCGAACCGCTTGAAGCGTTGAATTTAGAGCGCCTTGCGAACGTCACCATCAACGACCCCATCGACAGGCAAACCTTGGCATACGACGAGGCGAGCGGCGAGTGGATAAACGACGGCGCTGGCAGCATCTCAATCCCAGTGTTCAACAATTCAAATGATGACATCGTACCGGGCCGCCCGCTGTCCGCAGTTGGCGCGCAGGGCGACCGCATTAGCGTCGAGCCATACCAAACGGCATACGGCCCGCTGCGGTTCGTGGGCATTGCAGGCGAGACCATCCCCGGCAGGAGCAACGGCCATGCCACCGTCTACGGCGAGATTCGAGGACTGGATACCAGCAACTTCCCAGTAGGCACGTTGCTCTACCCGCTCGAAGGCGTGAACGCAACCTTCTATCCGTTCGGCCTGTTTACATGGATTGAAGGCACGAATTCCAGTCCGCTGGTTTGCGCGATTGTCACGCGGCAACAGCAGAACACCGGGCGCATCTTCGTCCGGATGTGGTCACCGGGCTACCGCAACAACTTAGACCGCCTCGACGACGTCGTCATCAGCAACCCATATCAAGGCGCGTTGCTGCGCTACGACAGCACATCCAGCGACTGGAGGACGCCACCTCAAACGTCGAAGACGATTCTGGAGGGGGCAACCGAGACGGTGGAAATCTACTACTACTCCATCACCACCGACACCCAGCAGTTCAGGACAGCGCAAAGCGACACGCCATCCGCAGGCAACAAGATTGTACGCAAGATTTGGTACAGCACCACAGCGCAAGCCGACATCGACAGCGGCTCGTGGACGTTGCTGGAAACGCTCGCAGACAACGCCACATACGCCGATCTTGTGGACGCCTTTGAAGACCAATTGAAGACAAGCCCCGGCGGAGACACGCCCGTCAGCATCAAAACAACTTGGGAAGATGTGACAGCGTTCACTGGTCTTCTCGACACATACTCAGGCGCGGCAGCCGCCTATTCGCTGCGGTTGCTTGACAGCGATTACACCGGGTCAGCCATCCGCGTCCGTCGCGCATCCGACAACGCCGAGCAGGACATCGGCTTTGATGCAAACGGCGACCTTGACACGACAGCGCTTGCCACCTTCTGCTCAGGCACGGACGGGTTTGTCAAAATTTGGTACGACCAAGCGAACAGCAACGACGCGACGCAGACGGTGACGGGAGACCAGCCGAAGATTTACGACAGCACGAATGGAGTGATTGAGGATGGAATCGCGGGGAACGAGAAACCAGCAATTTACTTTGATGGCTCTACGCACGTGAAAAACTCAATGTCATTGGTTAACCAACCCATAACAATTTCGCACGTTGTTGCAATCCAGTCATATGGTGCTGTTAACTATATGTTTGACAGTGACCCCACAAACACCAACAGGGTGTTCATAGGAACTGCAACAACAAGAAACTGGAGATTTTTCGCTGGCACAACAGCCACATCAACAACAGGGGCTCCTTTGAGTCAAGTTGTTTTAACTGGTGTGTTTGACGGCAGCGGTTCAGAATTATTCGTTGATAACACGTCAATTCTGTCGGCAAGCGTGGGGTCAAACGGATTGTCAGATTTGTTTATTGGTACTAAAAATGATGGTACGCTTGGGATTATAGGTAACTGTCAAGAGCTAATTGTTTACCCATCTAACCAAGACACCGCAGGCAACCGCACAGGCATCGAAACCAACATCAACGACTACTACAACATCTACACGCCATGACCTACATCATCGTCCTTCCCGTCGGCGTGTTGACGAGCGAGACGCGCGCCAAGCAAATCACGCGGGAACTGTACAACATCACAGTGCCCCTTGCAGTGCAGGCCGAATATCAAAAAGACGGCACGGTGTTCGGCGTGGTGAAGCATCCCGACGGCGTCCAACACGCCTTGCAAGTTGACCCTGCGTACATCATCCCGGTGCATCCACAGGCAAACCTTGAAAAGTTGGTGTCGATGTTCCCCGACCTGACAGATACGGAGCGGGTGACGTTGCAAGGATACATCCACACGCAAGAGCAATTTCCTTTCGGGGCGATTGTGCCAAGCACGACAACGCTGCGTGACCACGAGTACATGGTGGCAAACGGGTGGTTCCCAGAAAACGAAGAGATATGAAGGTGGCAAGGTTCACGGCGCTCATCGCGCTGGCTCTCATCAGTTACCCGCTGGGCATCGTCTACGGGTTCATCGTGCGGTTGTTCAGGTGGGCAACGTACCTGCTGATGTTCGACGTGGCGAAGATGATGATGGACGTTTACGGCCTCGGAGTCAAGATGTCCAGTGTCCTTAACGCAACAGCGGCGACGTGGCTGACTGCGTGGCTCATCGCACCGGGCGCCGAAATACAGTTTGGTGAATATTACCCAGCATCGGCAGTGATTGGCCAAGCACATTACCAGGGCGTATTGTCCAAAGTTGGGCAGTGGGTGCGGGCGCAATTGGAGGCGCTGGATCCAGGCCATTGTGAACGCGCGGCAAAGCGGCACGGGCTAATTTTCAAAGTGCGTAAATTGCCGTCATGATTAAGGCGAATTTCACCAAGCCGCATCCGGTGTATGGAATGCGTCCGCGATTGCTGCGGGTGCATGAATACAACGAGTTGAAGGCGCAGGGATATTTTAACGAACAGGACGCCCCAGGCGTCGAAGTGGAGACAGCGGCAGCCACGCCACCAAAGCGAACGGCCGCAAAACGATTGCGAAAAAAAACCCGATAATACCATGGCACAAACGACAGGCATTTTGAACGCCACAAACGTTAAGTTTAAGGCGGCAACAACAGGTGGATCAGTGGCGGCATTTGACCTCATCAAGGACAGCACCATCACCATCAACACGGCAGAGCGTGACACCACCACCAAGGACAGCAACGGTTGGGCAGAGATGTTGCCAGGCCTTAAGGACGCGTCAATTGATTTGACATGTCTATTCAAGCACGACGCGACATTTGGTTACAACAACCTGAATTCGGCGCAGTTGGCAGGCACAGCGTTGGACATTGAGGTCCAAGTTGGAACGGGCGCATATGATGGCGCAGGTGACAACGATTATTTGTTATCGTGTACCGCCTACATCACATCGTTGTCGTTGCCATCGGCATTTGAGGACAACATTGAATTTTCAGTTTCATTGAAGGTGACGGGCGCAGTAACTTACGCGGAAATTACTGCGTAAGTATGACCATCGAATTTGTATTGAGCAATGGCGAGAAGTACCAAGGCCTTTTTGGTCCTGGTGCTTCTCGTCGTTTTAAGCGGTGGGCGGGATACCGCCTGGCGGAGATTGAGGAGAAAGGGGACGAATCAGATTTTGGCGCGTTGGCGTTTTTCTCCATCCAGGTGTATCGGGAGATTGAGAACCAACCACCATTGGAGATGACAGCGGACCAGTTTATTGATCGCATGTCATTTGCGGACATACAAACCATTGGCGAGGTCATTGCAACCATGGCAGAGGACCAGGAAAAAAACGCCACGACACCAGCGAACCGAGCAGCGCGACGGAAGGCGAAGGCCTAACCGACGACGATTTGTTTGCGACGGCCGTGGCCATCGCTGGTGTATCCCCACGGGACTACGACCATCTAACATGGGACGAGTTGTCCGCAATCATTATGCGGACGAGGAAGAACGAGGAACAGACGGACCGCCTGGCATGGGAACGCGCGCGGCAGATGGCCTATGCCATATGCGGGCCGTACCTGAAAAAGGGAACGGCGCTGATGCAGTTTTGGCCGATGCCATGGGACAGAAAGGAGGTCAAATCGGCGTCGACCATTCATAGTATTTTGCAGAAAATTTCTAAGTAATGGCGAAGATTGGCGATTTGCTGGTGAAGATCGGCGCAGATAGCCGGGACCTGGACAAGGACTTGGGGAAGGCGATGGGCAAATTCCGGTCGTTTGGTCGGAACATGAAGCGGCTAGGGACCACGATGTCCGCAGCCATCACCGCGCCCATGGCTGCCATTGCGGGTTCATCGTTCAAAGTGGCGATGGATTTTGAGGCGTCAATGGCAAAGGTGAAGGCCGTCAGTGGGGCCACGGCGGAGGAGTTCAAAGCGTTGGAGAACCAGGCCAAACAACTGGGTAAAACGACAGTGTTCACGGCGTCCGATGTAGCGAACCTGCAAACGGAATTCGCCAAACTGGGATTCACGGCGCAGGAAATCGACCAGGTAACGGAAGCCACGTTGTACCTGGCTCAGGCGACCGATTCCGATTTGGGCAAAGCGGCAGAAGTGGCGGGCGCCACCTTACGCGGGTTTGGGATGGATGCGATGGAGACCGGCCGGGTGACGGACGTCATGGCCAAATCATTCAGCACATCGGCGATGGACATGGATTCGTTTGCGGACTCCATGAAATACGTTGCCCCGGTGGCGAACGCGGCGGGATTGTCAATCGAGGAGACGACAGCGATGTTGGGAACGCTGGCCAATGCGGGCATCAAAGGAAGCCAGGCGGGTACGGCGCTGCGACGCATCATTGCCGACATGGGCAGCGAAGGCGGACCGACAACGGAGAAGATAGCGGCGTTGGCTGAAAAAGGCATGACGTTGGAAGACGCGTTCGATGAGGTAGGCCGATCGGCGCAAACGGCGCTGCTGGTGTTGTCGGAAAACAGTGAAAAAACAAAAGAACTAACTACAACACTGGATCAAGCGGCCGGGGCCTCCAAAGGCATGGCCGACGAAATGACGAACAACAGTAAAGGTGCATTGAAGCGAATGCAATCGGCCATCGAAGGCGCGCAAATTGCATTGGGCGAGGCGTTGGCCCCGACCATGGAACGCATCATGGGCATGTTGGAACGCGCGGCGGGTTGGTTCAGCGGGTTGAGTTCAGAGGTGCGCAACACCATCATTGTGGTGGGCGGGATATTGGCAGCGTTGGGGCCATTGCTGTTTGTGTTGCCACAGATTATGGCCACCATGGAACTGTTGTTGCCAGTGTTCGCTGGCATTAGCGCGCCTGTTTTGGCAGCCATTGCCGCCATTGCCGCTGCCGTCTATTTGATATATGACAACTGGGATGCCATCAAAGCGTATTTCACCGAGGGAGCAGGCGCGACGTTCTTCGATGGCGTCGTAGAATACGTCAACACTGCCATTGGTTTGGTGGTGAAGGTGTTCGGGTACTTTTGGGATTTCATCCAGTGGGTCTGGTCCAAGGTGGGGACGTTCCTGGTGGACAACTGGATGAGAGCGTTTGACATGATCCAACAGGTATTGGGCAAAGTATTCGGCGCAATCACCAACGTCCTGAATGGCTTCACAGAGTTATTCAATGGCAATTGGCGCGGGTTCCTTCAGTACTTGCACAACGCGTTAATGGATGCGGCAGGCGGGATATTGAAGGGCGTTGAATATCTGTTTGGCGGCATCTTGTCTATTATTGATGCAGGTATGTCCATGTTGGGGGTTGATTCGGATTTGTCCGGTGGCTTCAGTTCCTTCATTGATGGACTCGTTGAGGATTTGGACGCGTTCAAATTCAAGGTGAAGGAAACGGAGGGTGAGACGAAAGATTATTTGGGGATGCTGGCCGATGGGTTCGCGGGGTTCAGTTTGTTTGGCGGTGGATCAGGAGGCGCGCCCACAGCGCCTGGGGAAACAACCAAGCGACCAGAGGACATGGAGCATAGGTACGGTGGTTTGTTGACAGGCCAGGAACGTCACATGGAACAAATGGCGGAAGGCCACCAGTTGCAGGACATGGGCGAGCAGGCGAAGGAGACAACCAGTTATTTCAATTCCCTGCGGGATTCCCTGAAAAACATGCATGCAGATTTGTCTATGACTCTGGATTTGTCATCGCAGGTGGAGGGCGCATTTGTTGGGTTGGGAATGGCGGTCGGTGGGTTGATTGCCGGCACGATCTCCATGCAGGACATATTTGCGCAATCACTGATGGGAATTGCCAACTTGCTGATGGACCTGGGGCAACAGTTCATCGCGGCAGGTGTGGCGGCGATGTCGTTTTACCAATCGCTACTGACCAACCCAGCGGTCGCAGTGGCTGCGGGTATTGGTTTGGTGGCGGCAGGTGCAGCCATCAAAGGTTTTCAGTCGCGGATGCAGTCGCCACCAATGCTGGCCGAGGGGGGGTTGGCTTACGGCATGACCAGCGCGGTCGTCGGCGAATATGCAGGGGCAAAATCAAATCCAGAAGTCATCGCGCCGTTGTCGAAGTTGCAAGGCATGTTGTCAAACAGCGGGTCCAATGTCACCGTCACTGGACGCATTAGCGGAAAGGATATTGTGTTGTCACATGAGCGCGGCACACGCGCACGAAACAGGGTTCGATAATGGCGGTCAAACATCATAGCAGTTTCAAGGACTTCAACGGCACCAACTGGCATTTGGCTGTCCATGACACCACGTACGGCGGCAGCAGTCCGACCGAGTTCTACACGTCCGACGGTTTCCACCTTGAATATGATGGGGAGACGGACAGCAGAACCCAACTGATTATCCCGTCCACAGTGTCGTTCACGTTGCAGGCCCTGAACAACAATGACCTGGCAATGGTGGACGCGATTACCAGCGCAAAGGAGGGGCGTTTTTTCCTGGAAATATATGTGGGCGGCAGCAGCTATTCGGACGCGTCTGCGGTGATGTTTTGGCGGGGGATTATCCTGCCAGATTTCTACGAAATTGAGGATGAGTATTTCCCGCAGGCCATCACCATCACAGCCATGGATGATTTGGCAGGGTTGAAAGATATTGAGTATCGTGAGGATCCAGAATCGGTAGGGTATTCAAAAGTCAAGGGACAATTGTCCCTGGCATTGAACAAGCTGCGCACCTGGACAATCACCAGCGACACGAACCGTTGTTTTCTCATCAAACATTTGGAACACGACACGGCGTTGGCGACTGGTTTGGAGTTTTGGGAGGATGCGGAAGCCAATTACAATGTCTACAAAGACGCGACGAGCAGCCCACCGCAATTTGTGAGCGCATACGAGGCGCTTGAATCGGCGTTGGCTGCAACCGGTTGCCGCATCTACTGGCATCCATCACTAACCGACGCGGTGGATTCGATGTTCGTGGTGGACTCGCTGCATGCCCATTACGAGGATCAGGATGAAGCGGTGGGGTACCTGATGAACAGCGGGGCCACCTTGACGGCGCACACGTTCACGCGCGAAACCATCAACCTGAATTCTGCCGGGTTTGTGCGCGCGGCAGGGTGGAAGCGGTCATACATCAACGCGTTGCAGGAGGTGCGCCAGTCGTTTTCGTTCGCAGCGCAACCATTCGTTGAAGATTGGCACTACCCACACGATTACGTCACCAACGCCACAACTGTTCAACTGACGTTGCCCCCAACGCTGTTGTATGGCGAAGGCGATCGGATGTCCATTCGCTTCACGGCCAAATTGAACTGGGAAGGTGACGACACGTTGACGGGATCAAACACGGCGACGCGTTGGGCGGTGCGGGTGACCATGAAAATCGGGCAATACTACATCAACAGGCCGTTGGTCGAACAGCCCGATTTAACGGTGGCTGTCCCTGGCGAAGGCAATGTTCAGGTGTACAATGCCACATATGGTTCACCGTCGTGGTCCGTTTCCAGTGGCAACAGGGCCATTTTCTTGTCGCCTGTGGCCATCATGAACGCAGGCGGTTCGTTTGATTTGCCATTTGCCCTGGACTGTCCGCCATTTCCTGCGGACCTGGGGAACGATGACGCGGAATTTAGCATTTCCATTGTAGCGTTCACCGTCACCGGAACGATTGCCAGTTACGGCAACCAATTCGATGGCGACAGCTATGTGCGGGAGGTGCATGATTACACCGTTTTCCCCACTGACCTCATCGACATCGAAGGCAATACCGTTGTTTTCAAGGCCCAAAACACAGCAGGCGCAGCGCGGGAAATCGCGGAACTGCCAACGCCATTGTACACCACAAAGATTGGCAACAAAGGCGGTGGCCTATGGATGGACACAGGCACCGGCAGGGCGCAGGCGACCGAGTTCCATTCGTTGTTTGAGGCGGGCGACGCGCCATTGCCGTCACTGATTACCAAACATTTTATGCAAGCGCAGGCGGACAACCTGAAAAAGATGTTTGGGAACGTCTACGACATCAGGACATCACCAACGTTTGCTCCTGGTTTTATCCACACGTTCACAAACGAGTCGATCGAATACGCGTTGCACAATTGGAAATGGTCACCCAATGAGGGCATTCACGATTACACGTTGATTGAACTGCGCAAGTTTACTGGCATCACCTTGCCTGATTCGTCGTTTGAAGATGAAATTGTCACGCCACCGTCACCAGGCAACGGGTGGGACGATTCCATGGGCATCGGCAGCCAAACCACAGCGGTCATCCAGCAAAAAACCGACCTCATCACAATCACAAACCCAATTGATTTGGATTCGGGCATTGTGACCAGCGTGAATGGCGTCAGTCCAGTCAGCGGGGATATTACGATTGATTCAGATGACATTGATTTCACGGGAACAGGTGGCGGGTCCATCACCTCAGCCATCGGCGCCAACACGTCCAACATTGACACGCTCAAATCCTACGTTGTGTCCTCAACGGACAAGGTGGAACTGAAGGAGGACACCAACAACAAGATAGAAGTCGACGGCACGTCAGCGGCGGAGAAAGTGACCATCACCGTGGCGGGCACGGACGTGCTGGAGATGGATGATATTTCCGCATCGTTTTCAGGGCTGGTCAAATCTGATGGGATTGAGTTGGTCAATGCCAGTGATGCTATTGTCCTGAAAGACAGCGCGGGCGAACGATGGCGTTTGCAGGTGCAGACCGACGGGAGTTTGAGGACAACGAAATTGTGATGCCGTAAATTGCAACCATGACAACGGAGATTATTTTGGCCATGGTGCCAGTAGGTTTGGCGCTGTTTGCCGGTTGGAATAATTTGAACCGGAAAATGTCTGAATTGAACGCGCGCGTGGGACACCTTGAATCGAACAGGGACGAGGTGAAATCTATGATCGAAACAATCATGAAGGAATTGCAGGAAATCAAAATCCTGTTGGCGCGCAATCAGGTGCAATGAAGTGAAAAAGTGGCCCCCACCAGAGATGAGATATTTTGACATCAGCGAATTTGATTCGCCAGACGAACCCGGCAGCGGTCAATACATGGATGATTCATTTTTGGAGATGCTGGACAACGCCAGGCATTTGGCGGGCATCCCGTTTGTCATCTCCAAAGGTGGGGGGTATCGAACGAAGGAATACAACAACGCGTTGATGAAGCGGAACCCCAGGGCATCGAAAACGAGTTCACACCTGGATGGATTCGCAGCGGACATTATCGTCCGCAGTTCACGGGAACGCGCGTTCATTGTCGGTTCATTGTTGGATGCGGGCATCAACCGGCTGGGCATCGCCAATGGCTTTGTTCATGCGGACAATGACCCGACGAAACCGGCCGATTTAATATGGGTCTACAATGGATGATCGCAAGAAATTGCGCGACACCAAGTTGGGCGAATGGTTTCGAGACAAGGCCCCAAACGTCTTGGACAAAGTGGGCGACGTTGTGCCGGGTGGCCAGGTGTTGCAGGCGGTTGGCGCATTGATTGACGCCACGACAGTATCGACAGCGGAGAAGAAGGAGGCGCGCGTGCTGTTGTTGGAACTGGAGGCAGCGGACCGAGCGGACGCCAGGCAACGAGAAGTGGAATTTACCAAAGCCACAGGCGGACGGGACTGGATGCAAACGGCGGTCGGCATTGTGGGAATGGTGGCGTTCATCATGATGATTTGGTGGGCCACTCAGGGCGTTGAAGAACGGGAAGTATATTTTCATTTGCTGGGTGTGGTCGAAGGCGTGGCGGTGACGATTTACGGGTATTACTACGGATCCAGCAAATCGGACTAAATTTGGAAGGTCAAGCCACATCGGCAGTTGTGGTGCAGTTTTTTCTACACAAGTGAGGAAGGGGACCAAACGTGGTTCCCTTTTTTGGCATGAAAAATATTTCATGAAAAAACTTGCATAGTGAAAAAAGTTGCATATCTTTGTGGTGTCGATGGCGCTGAGGGAAGCCAAACCAATCCCAAAGAACAACCACGACACCAGTTCAGATGGGTGCAGCCACCTTTTGTTCAGTCCGAATCGCCAGCGCATGCGGCAAGTGGGACAACTACTATAGTGTTGCGAACGTTGAGCGCATGAGCGCCAACGAGTGCATCGTGAATTTCATGCGCGAAATGGGGCATGGCGTTCACGGATGGCAGATGGTGGCGCAGATGTTGACTGAAGCTGTCTGCATGCGCGGAGAGTCGGTCGCGACGTTTACGTTCGACCATAATGGCGAACAAACAAACATCATCGTTGAGCGGTGATGTCCATAGGCCCCGGCTTCGGTCGGGGCATTTTTTCCTTTTCTGAAATCACAACCAAAACATACAACCATGTATTTTTCATTCAACGCAGTGAGCGCATGCCGAGGCGCATTCGATCGCAACACCAACGAACAATCATTGATTGATTGGCTCGAAAACGTCCGCCCAACACATGCAGACGTCCAACGCAACAAAAAGGCATTGCCGGCCATCATGCCCCATGGGCTGTTCATGTCGCGGAAAAAGGATAGTTTGGCGCGTCACAGCGGGTTGGTGCAAGTGGACATAGACGGCAAACACCAGGCGGAACCAAAGTCCTGGGAAAGTTTGGTTCGTTCCCTGGACGCGTTCCCGCATGTGGTGGCTGGTGGCATTAGCTGCGGGGGAAATGGTGTCTACATCCTGATTGCGGTGGAGGACATCAACGCCGAAAACCACGCAGCCATGGCGCATGATGTGTGCGATTGGGTGGAGGCGAATTTGGACGTTTTGACCGATCGTCCAGTGTCGGTCAACCTGGCGTCCATTCGCTTTGCGTCGCCATGGGTTCCATACATCAACTTGGACGTCACCCCATTAGATTTGAAGGCATGAGACAATTGCACACATACGAACACGGCATTGGGTCTGGCTACATCGCAAAATTGGTGTACCGTCATTGGCCAGCGGAGCCGGAAACACGGCACGAACCAGGAACGCCAGAAGAATTTGAGGTGTTGGAAGTGTACCTAATCAACACCAACACCCATGAAGCGTTGGACATCACCGAATGTGCCGATGACCTTTTGCCGATGCACAAGTTGGAACAGGAAATTGCAGAAAACCACCACCGATGACACACCAGGAAATCGAACAGATGAAGCGCGAACGCGCGGTGGCTATCAACGCGTTGCGTGACATTGCAGATATGACCATCGATTACAAGGTGAAGCAATTGGCGGACCAAATCATACAAGAACTCATCCAATGACACGTCCACAACTCCACAACTGGTTGGCATGGCGCAAAGAACTCGGTTTGCCACCAGTGCCACAAAATATCGTGAATGACCTGTTGAACGATCGGCAGACATTCACCATTGACCAACCACGAACCATCCAGGCATTTCGCAAGGTGACATACCTGTGGGGCCTGATCACATTGTATAAACGCGTTCAACTTCCCAACCAATGAACCCGGAAACACTCAAGCAATTCTCCCAAAAATATGGGCTGAAAAAAGAACATTTTCACGTTGACAAACGTGGGTTTATCATTATCAACCGGCAGGGCGTTGAGACAGTCCAGGCGGTGTTGAATATCCAGGCGGACTACGAACCATTTTTGCCGTGGTCCGATCCCGACAAGGGGCGTTTCGTCATGCGCTGCGATGCGTCAATGATGACCGCCCACGGCATAAGGAAGGTCACAACCTTTGGTGAGGTGACACCAGGCAACAACAAGAACGCCTATCCCATCGCAATGAGCGAAAAACGCGCGTTGTCCAGGGCGGTGTTGAAGTTGGCTGGGATGTACGGAGAAGGCATTTACGCAGCGGACGAAATGGAGGACAACGATGATTGAAGCCATGGCAATTGTGGTGGTAATGGCAATTGTTGCCATGGCCCTGAGTCCTGATGATGATTTGATTGACATAGAACGGGACTGATGGACGACGAGGAATGGGACGACATGGCCGAATTGTTTCTGCATGCAGAACACAACGCCAGGGCATTCGATTGGCAGTGGAGGACGGACGCATTGAGATTGTACGACCGTTCGACATGTGTCGAGGAGGAGCATTTGGAAACGGACATTGCAACAGGCGAATGGACGGAACGCGAACGGGTGAACCTGTTCGAACGACTACGAATGAACCAATTGCGCGCAATCGATTTGCGCAACTGGACGCAAACAGATTTTTGTAACTGGTGGCGATGGATCACCAAATAACTCAAGACAATGAAAATTGATTTCACAGGCGATGTGGTGCGGGTATGCCCCACCAAGACACTCAACAACGGCAACGAGTTGGTGGAGGTGCATTTGTCCTACATGGACGGCGAATATGAACAAGTGATACCGGTGCAGTTCTGGGGCGACAAGGTGGTGGAGGCGCAGGCACTGAACCAGGGCGACACCATCCAGGTGTTGGCGTTCATGGGCGGGCGTGAATGGGACCCACAGGACGGCAGGCCAGTCATGGCGTTTTTGTCGTTGAAGGCATACAAAATGCGAACGTTGGCGGCGGCACAACCACCAGCGCAACCAGCACCCCAGGCGCAACAGTCCATCAAACAACAGGTGATGGCAAAGGCAGCCAAAAACAACGTTCAAACCAACGATTTGCCATGGGATTGATGAAGGCGTTTTTAACCAGACAGTTTGGATCCCTGGTCAATGCGTCGGAGGCGCTAAACGTCAACTACAGAACCGTTTTGTACTGGACGAACGGGAACCCGGCGGGCATCCTGCGATACCTGCCCCACATGGTCAAACATCATGACGTCATTGCCGATGAGGTGGTGGATGTGGTGATGGCGGAGATTGACGCAATGGAACTGGATGAGCAGGCGTGAAATATCTGCAAATGCCAGAGTTCATCCAACGGCATGCCGGGGCATTGAGTGGCTTACAAATGGCCATTTGGTGCGATGCCTGGACATGGCAACAACAGGGCATGGACGCATACAGGACGAACGAGCAGTTGGCCGAAATGTTTGGGGTCAACTGCCGTTCAGTCCGACGCGCGGTGTCAAAGTTGGAACAAATGGGCATGGTGGAGACAACCACCAAAGGCGTGGCCAGGATGATCAGGACGAAAGAGGACCAAACGGCCCAAGGGAGGACCAATCGGTCCGGGGGACCAACCGGTCCGGAAGGGAGGACCAATCGGTCCGCAGGGGAGGACCAATCGGTCCGCAAGGGAGGACCAATCGGTCCCCCAAGTAGAGAAAGAAGTAAAGAAGTAAATAAATCAGTAAGTAGAGAAAAGGCATTTTCGAGAAAATTCTGGGATTCGGACGAATTTGAGATGGCCTGGGATGAATGGAAGGAATACCGACTAACCCAACACCAGTTCGAACACCGAGCAGCCAAATACGAGGAACTGGAGTTGCACCAATTACACCAAAACACAAACGGAGATGAACGAACAGCCATTGAAGCAATCGCCACAGCCATCACACGAGGATGGCGCGGCATATTTCCAAGGACTCCAAAGAGCGGAGAAAACATTGGACGAACCACGGATTGGGCGCGGGATGTTGCACAGCGCCTGCAAGAACGCCACAGCAATCAATGAACGGACATTGACCATCCACCAGGCGTGGTTTGGTTGCAACGTCCGATCGGCAGTCATGCAAGACGAGGAAACCACAGTGATGGTCGTGCAGTTGCTATTTGCACGGATGTTGCGCCGAATGAATGTCGACCACCCATGGACGATGGAGCAGGACGCAAGGGATGAAGTGGATGAAATGATGACCTTTGATTTCACATGGACCATCGAGGATTTGGCGTTGTGCATGGACATGATGGCCAAAAACCAACTGAAGCCACACTACAACAGGCCATCCACTGGGTGGATTCGCGAATGTCAACAGGCATACAACGAACGGAAATTCGAAGCCAGAGAAGAAATAGCCCAGCGGGCGAAGAGCAGGGCGGCCGCTGATGCCGCTGAGAGGGCCTACAATGCATCCAAACACCTTGGGTGGGGTGATGGTATGGAACGGCAGGAGAAAGGCCGTACAATGGCCGAATTTTTGGCCGGCAAAAACAAACTGACGTTTGCAGAGCGGGAGGAGATGGCACAGCGCGACAAAAACAGGCCCAAAACAACAGACGATGGCGGAGCAGGAAGCGGCGAATAAGAGGTGGAAACCAGACCCCATCAAACACGCGGACGACTGGCGGCGCATGTGGTATGAAATATTGGATTCACGCAAGTTTGCAATTCGCCAGATATACGGACCTGAAGCGGCAGAGCGGTACAAACCACTGAAGGCAGAGGGCGAGTATTTCAAGACCTGGGGCAAATTGCCCGATCACGTCACAACAGAGGACACGGAAGTCCCAGTGATGGAGGCGCAACAGATTTGCGAAATAAAGGACGCCCACCACCTGCGATATTTCGAGGACATGGAACGCATGTACAAAGGGCAGATGAAGGCCTATTTGATGCGTCTACAACGACAGGCAAAGGAGGTGCAGGCATCGCCAGCGTACAAAGCGGCAGCAAAGCAACGGGAGCAATTGGACGAACTCAACGACGCCATGTTGGCAAAGGTTCGCAAATTGCCTACCGATGACAAGACGCAAAGCACCCACGCAAAAGGCAGCCAAACCAAAGGCACTGACAATACCACAACTCAAAAAGAAAGTCGATGAGTGGCAATCGAAATACATTCGGGCATTGTATGCAGACAACCAGGGGACCGTGGAATGTTACACCTGCGGCAAACGGCATATGGTCGGGGATGCTCATGTGGGACATTTTATCAGCAGGCGGCACTATTCCACCAGGTATGAAATGGACAATGTCCGCCCCCAATGCGTCGCCTGCAACATCTACGACCAAGGCAGGCAATGGGAGTTCGGCAGACGATTGGATCAGGAGGGTCCAGGAACTGCGGAACGCATCTACCAACAAAGCAAACGAGGCAGGAAGTGGAGGCGGGAGGAATTGCAAAGGATGTGGGACCACTACAAAGGGGAGGCAGTGCGCCTGCAACAACTCAAAGGGTTCAGTTGGGCCAGGTCACCCAGGGCCAGACGAGATAGAAGAACAGCCGAGGAGGGACCAGGGAACGAGGGAGTTGATGAGGCAGCGTCGTGAACTGTTGCGTGATGTAGTGAATGCGCCAGAGGCATCGAATTTACAGCGCCAATTGAGCGCAAAGATTGAGCGGGTATCATTGCGCATATATGCCAGGACAGGGGACGAGAGGTACAACCCAAGCACACAGTACAGAATGAAATACGATAGGTGATGCCAACGATACCGAGAAGACAGACACCAGCACCCCGCCCACTGGATGACGGGAGACGTGACACACCACAGGACAAACGTTACTGGTCCACTGCATGGAGAAGGGCGCGCACGGGCTTCATTGCCAAGCACCCAACATGCAACGCATGCGGACGGACGGCGACGGTGGTCGATCACATCACACCAGTCACGATGGGCGGGGAGTTTTGGGACCGCGACAACTGGCAACCGTTGTGCGAGAAGTGCCACAATAGGAAGTCGTCAGGCGAGCGGAAAAAAATCCAGACCCCTAGGGGGTAAGTAAAAATTTTTACCGTTTCCGTGCGCAT